CTCCCGAATTTGATCCAGAAAGAGCGTTAAGTCCAAGCGCAGTGTTATTGCCCACAGCACCTGCGCCAAGACCTACAGTGAGTCCTTGAATGGTTGCTCCAAGGGTGCTACTCAGCGTTCCCGTGACCGAGACCCCCGTACTAGTGGCTGAGAGTGGTGCCGCAAAGACGCCGCCAGCGTTGTTTAGTAAAACAAGGTTAAACGTAGGAGGTGTCCCAGCGTCTGCACCCGCGACTAAAAATCTACCGGAATTGCTGGTCATATCAACAATGACTTTGCTCGTTTGCGTTGCCGATACACCCGTACCGAATACAGCGCCAGAGCTAAACGTCCCCGTCCCCGTGACAGCAAGGCCGGTGGAGGAGAATCTTGATGATGTTCCACCAGCAGTAATTTGGACTTGGTCTGGGTACGTGCCATTAGTTGCGCCATAAACCAGAACGTAGCTAGATGTCGTGCTGTTAGATAGCGAGCCACCCGTCAAAGTCGTGCCTGCCGCGATGTTTGCAGACGCGCCCGATAGGGTTACGTTCCCCGTCGCACTCAGCGTTCCCGTGATAGCAAGGCCGGTGGAGGAGGCAGATGTGACCACAACTGCATTTACGCGACTAAGAACAGCCCCGCCGGTAGGCACGTTTAAATACAAATTGGAATCTACGCCGCCGCCACCTGCGGGGCCAATCATTCCTGTAGATGTAACTACATTGTTAAAGCTAATTACGCCGTAAGTCGTTGCGTCAGAAGCCCTAGTAAGTACTATAGGATTGGTTGCGCTGACATTAAACGTCCCCGTTCCCGTGACAGCAAGGCCGGTGGAACCCGGAGCGGCAGAGCCACCAACACCCAAACCACCAGCAAGAGTCACATTACCTGAAGCATCCAGATACACAGACTTCGTAGCCGGATAGGTAACAAATACATCCTTGGTTCCGGCGCTGAAGTTTACCGCTGCGTTGGCGTTGGACGATTTGAGGATGGTTGTTCTAGTAAGCGTATTACCAGAGGTTGCATACGTGCCAATACCCACTTCCCACTCAGCTACACCCGGATTGGATATAGCGTAGTAGCAGGTATTGGTGTTACCAATCGCACTAGAAAATGTTTGGTAGCCGACAACTGCGCCAGCCAGTGATAATGCCCCAGTACCCGTTGTAGTGGATGTCTCCCTTACACGGTCAGCTAAAATGAGCGCCATGATTCATACCTTTAAGCAATATTGAGCAGTGCGGTGCTAGGAGCGTTGGCTGGCATTGTCAAGGAAAAAGTCCCTGCGGTCACCGTCTGCGAGCCAAAGGTATGAACGGAAACAGCCTTGTTGGACTGAGTGCTGTTGTAGATCAGGACAGCATCAAACGCGGTTGAGAGCGTCACGTTGGTGTAGGTAATACTAGCCGAAGGTGTCCAGTAAGCCGTAGTGCCTGAAGTCGTAGGGACTGTAGCATTGGTAACCGCAACACCACCAGCCGTATAGTTTGTGCCTGTAACTTCGTTGGTAACAGAGTAAGCCGTGGTTGTAGCATTAACCGTAGCGGACGCTAGATACAGGGCCGCTTTAAACGTGTCGGCAGCGGTTGAGCCACGCGTAGGTGCAACACCAAAGTTGTGTGTTCCGGTAAGAATCTCTGCTTTAAACGACGTACACATTGCCTGAGTATTAGCCATTACAGTTCTCCTAAAATCGTTTCAGTGACAAGTGAGTTTTTAAGCTCCACACTGACAGAACGGTGGACAAGTTCATCGCCCAAATAGTATTCAACCCACGAGGTCTTCTCGTTATGGTCTTCCATGTTGCCATCTTTCCTGACGAGCAAGGACTCATCCATCTCGCCTTTTGTTGTAGTGACAATCATTATGCAATCCTTATAATGGCTGAAGTGCTATCTGCCGTAGGAAACTGAACCGTAAAAGTTGCTGTTGAAGTCTTGTCCGCACCAAAATCTAGCACACAAATAGCCGGATTAGTAACCCCATCATTCTTGTAGATTAAAGCTCCACGCGCTGTCAAAGCACTTGTCCACACTGCATTTGCAAATGAGAAGTAAGCTGTAGTGCTTGTCCCTGTTGTTGGGTTAACCGTCACCACCAGAGCTTGTCCACCGGCTGTATAGCCTGACGCTACAACTTCGCCGGAAGAAGTATACCCAGCGGTGTCAGCATTCAACGTAGCTCCATTCGTATATAGGGAGATATATAGATTAGTTGAAGCCGTACTGATACTGAAGGTACCGCTGGGTAATCCTGATTTAAACGTGTTGCAAGCGTAGTTTCCAGTAAAAGCCATTATTGCACCGGTATCCTAACTTGCCCACTACGGTAGGCATCACGACGATCTTTGCCGTCACCAAGCTGTTTAAGCAACGCGAGGGACTCTTGATACTTGCCTTCGTAATTGGCAATCATATCTGCCTCACCCTTGGTGAATACAGCCGCCTCACGCAATGCACCATACAGCAGAACCGTCTCAAAGTTGTTACCCAGCCAAGTTGATCCAGCGGTCACAATGGTCTCAGGGTAGTAGTAATAGTGAAGCTCTACCTGATAGGACGCGTCGGGGGTTGGGCCAAGGATCAAAGAAGAGTCTGTGAACTGGGCATAATGCGTGGGTGTTCCAGTGTCAGTAGGCACCGGAAAAGCTTCGCGGATGTAGTTGACATCCTTGTTTAACAAGAAGGTCTGTGCGCTCGTGGTGGGGTTAATCACCGCCAAGGAAAACGTAGCCAGCCAATCCGAAGGTAGCGACAGGTATTTGTTGCTCTGTGTCATGTAGCCGGTCTGGTTCTTTCGAATAGCCGGTATTTGGACTGAGTTGTAGACCCGTTCTTCGGCAAGCTCAATGAACGTATTGATCTGCTCAACGCTGGTCAGGGTCTCGGGGGTAGTCCCGTCGGTACCATAAAAAATGGTAGATGGAAAGTCGTTCTCTATGTAACCCTTGATCGTAACAAACAGCGTTGAGTAGTCCATGCTTTACCTCTTAGGCCATCGGGCCACGGGCCATACGACCTTTGGTCTGCGCTTTACCGCCACGCACTTGAATGCCAGAGGTCTTCACTTCGTTCATCATGGAAGTGCTGACATTGCCGGTACTCATAACCCGATTTTTAAGATCACTCAAGTTTTTGCCAGAACCGGGATTATTAACAACCGTTACAGACTTGCCATCCATCGTATGGGGCTTGGCGTATGCAGAAGCTGGTTTATTATTAACCATTATTTCCCCTTCTGATTGTTTACACGGGCCATATTACGGCCTACAGCCTTCATTGCCGTTGAAGTAACACCGCCTTTTTTCATGCCGTGCATCTTCTTTTCATGCCCCCCAACCGCTTTCTTAGCTTCTACATCGGCAATACGTGTAACTTGTTTCTTATCCATTTGAGTCTCCTAGGTAACTGCTATTGTAACCGTGCCAATACTGATTGTGAGAGCTAAGTTATTGGGGGTCAATGCTGCATCAAACTCTTTAGAACCGCCCACTGGGTTCCAGCCCCACTGAATTATCCTGCTACCACCACTGGGATACCCATCGTCCCCAACCCCAGAAGTCACGTAACTTACGTCCGGTCTGGGGTTTCTAACGGCCTGTGGATCATTCACAGGGTACATACCAAGTAACAACTGCGGTTGATCTGGCTCCCAGCACTCCGGGCAAACCATGATGTTTACGTTCTTGGTCTTAATGACCAAGCCCTTCAGTTGCGTCAGTTTATACCGAAACCCACACCGGTCACACTCCGCTATTGCATTTTTGCCGGATGAAAACTGACTCGGCATTACATGCTCCCTATAAACGCCTGACGCGGCACAAACCGTATTGGAGCCTTTTCTCTATCCTCGGTAGACGCCCAATCCCACGCCTCGTCGTAGTCCGCTTTTAGCATCTGGATGCGGGATTCTGCTCCGGGTATTTTCTTAGAGAGGTGATAAGCAAGGCCAGCAACCATACACGGGATGAAACGAAACGGCACATCCTGACCGTTAATACCATTACCAGCGTCAAGCATACGGCGCAGACGCCAATACACAAATGTGTAAGTTTGGCTGTTATCTGGCTTAGGCCAGACATGAATCTGCGGATAGACGACATCTCCGGTTGAATCTGTAGCGCCGGTTTTTCTTTGAAACCACACTTGGATTGGGCGACCAGTGGCGTTCTTATTGGGGATCGTGGCATAGGTACTCACAGAAATACGAGAAATGTTGATGTCGGTCTGGTTAGTGCCAGTTCCCGTGCGGATAACGTGGTCTAACAGATCAACTGTGTCTACAGGGATATCGTAATCCCCTACGTTATAAGTCAATACCTGATCAACTTGCTCAATCGTCCAGAGGTTGATACCTCGGTTAGCCCACTCCATTGTCAGCAGGTTTAAACTACGCCGTGCCGTCCGCATGTCGTAGCCAGAACGAAGTTCTGCCCCACATCTCTCAAATGCTTCTTCAACCAGATTGTTTAAATCAAGGTTGAATTCGGTTGTGGCTGTAGTTTTAGCTGCCATACTATCTATAC